GCTGTTGAGCAAGGTGCCGTACAATGTTTTCAAACGTCTGGATATAGACGTTACTAATTGAAATTGCCATCGGGGCATCTCCTTGAAAGTTAATCCGTTAACCTTCGTCGTAGCTACCCCGTGGCATCACAGGACTTACTGACTTGTACTGTTTGCCGCCAGTACCCAGCGGTTTTGCGCAGACCAATATCCTTATTGGCTGACTGCTATAGGTGAACTATAGGATATAAACTCCCTACATATCAAGTGCGCCACCAGCTCGCAGATCATCAATTGACTGTTTGCTATCCGGATTGGCCTGTTTCATCAGTGTAACGACCTTTTTCACCGCGTCAGCATGGCCAGGATCGCTGGCATTCCAATAAGCATGTTCACGGTTGCCCATGATTTCATTTACTTGCGCTTTGGCTTCATCAGGAGCAATCACGCCTGTTTTGGCAATGCTGCCAATTAAATCATTACTGCCTTCACTGCCAAACTGATCCGCAATCTTGGCCAGACCACGGATTACACCAGGGGGTAAACCATCAATGCTAGCAATGTCATCACCTAAAAAGGCTTGCCGCACCCGGTCTGCTTTCTGCATATTCTCATCAAAGGTTAGCCCCCACTCACCTTTTAATGATTGCATTTGTTCCTGATAGCCAGATTTTTGTTTTAAGATATCTTGTAGCTGACCTTCATTATAATCTTTCAATACGCCTTCAAATTGTTTTTGACTCAAGCCATATTTATGCGCAATCGGCGCAAAGGCCTTCAATGCATCTTCATCCACGGGTATGCCTTCCGGCACGTCGATTTCCGGTAAACGATAATCATCTGCTTTTTCCGGCTGACCCAGTTGCCGATATAACGTCTGCATCGCATCCGCATCGTCATCCTTTGGCCGGATCATCAGGTCTGGCACTTTGGTAATCAGTTTGTCATAGAATTCCTGTTGCTGTTCCGCACCCGCATCCTCGCCAGGAATGCGAATGCTTTGCCCCAAGAATGACCGCATGTTTTCCACTTGGCCCCAAAACTTCTCCGGCGTGTCGCTGTTCTTAACTTCATCCCAGCCGCGAATATTTTCCGGGATGGCCGCTTGCCATTCCGGGACATCCGTATTCTGTGTTTGCGTCCCTTCATCCGAACCGGAACCACCTTCACCCTCACCTGCTTCATCCATGAATTTATATTTCAACCTAAACATTTAAGTTACTCCTTGGTTGCTAAATCTAGTATTGTTTGCGCTAACATGCGCTGCCCATCCTGAAAAGCTGTTGCATACGGGTCGCCAGGAACATGGCTTTGCCGTGTTGCATAATATTCCAAATCCTTACGGATAAATTGACCGGCTGGCATGGCCATCACGGTTTGCCAGGAATGACTTAATTTATCAATCGCCTCACTCATTGTGTCATCGGGATAACTTCCGCCTCCGTCTGCATTTTGTCAGCGGCTGCGCCTTGCTGCATTGACTTGGTAATACTCTCAGCGGCGGCCAATTGTTGAGCTTGTTCTTGTTGTGCCTGTCTATCTGCGCGGATTTTTTTAACATCATCCTCGCTACGCAGCATATCCATGGGAACACCAAGCCGATCCGCTTTGATTTGTACAGCTTTATCCCAATTAATCAAATCCAATACTTCGGGATTGATAGCCGCAATCTGTCCTAATGAGGCTTCAAGCCTATCCATGGCCATTACATCATGCAGTTTCTGACTCCTGGCTAATGGGCCAAGATATTCCACCTCCATTTCAGCATTTGAGTCGGCTACTTGTTGTGGTGGTTGTGGGAGCTTGCCCGCGCGAAATAACAAAAAGAAAGATCGGTTAATCAATGGATCAAGGAAATCAGATTGAATACGGCCTAGCGCTGGCCCAAGTAACCGTTGCATCAATTCCATCCTGGCATTAACTTCCGTGGCTGTCATAGCTGGGCTGTCTTTCAATTCCAGTTGATCAACATAGAATGACTGGCGGATAGTGCGAATAAGTTGATCGCGTTGTAACTGACTTACATCAAATTGCGCGCCACTTATAAACGGTCGAATACCATCAATGTTCCTGACAACAGTCATACCTGCGGGCTGCAAATCCAGATCGCCAACCAAGCCGCGTTGTTGTACCAAAGTCGGCGGATCAACAACTTTCTCAGCGGATTTAATAATTAATTCGACTAGCTGATTCAGCGTCAAAATATCTGACAGTACATTAATAGCTGGGGAATAACCAAACTTGGAACCGGCAGCACGACCCCAACGAATAACATACGCGGGCATTTCATAATAACCGCTAGGGGCTGATGTAAGTTCCGTAGCATCCTTGATTAATACATAACGTTCTTCAAACGGTCTAGCTTCCGGCTTTAAGGGTTTGCTGGTATCTGCCCTGCGATTTTCCATTCTGAGGCGGATAGCATGAATTACATTATGCGGCGTTTGTGCGGTCTGTGATCCTTGCGCTTGCTTTTTAATATAATCAGGGCAAGTGTCAGGCCATTTGTCAGCAACCTGTAAAGCCGTGTATTTCTTTTCTCGATAAATACCAATCGGCATTCCATCGAAATCTTCTTCAAAATAAATTTCACGGGTCATTGCTGCACGGAATTGAAAATCATCATCTGCTGTTTCATGCAATAAAACAGCCGTGCCGTAACTAACTAAATCAAGATAGGATTCGCTGACTTCCAGGTTAAAATTACTTTGCTGCAAAGCATACCAAATACGCATTTCACACTCTTGTAACCATGCTGCTGCTGCCTGATCTTCATTCAAATCATCTTCCTGAAATCGCAAGGAAAACCATTTGCTAGACGGCATAGTTAAATTTGCATGAATGCTACTGGCCAGGGAGGTAGCAGCATTAACTGCCGTGGAATCAAAAATCTCACGTCTGCGCCAGTTAATCGCATTTTCGTCATCGTAATCAGTTTGGAAAAATCTGCCGCGTCCAGGCACGACAAAGCGGCTGATGATTTCCATCATATTATCCAGATTGCGCCGTTCACTCTCTAGAGAACGAAAACGACCTACAATCCATTCCGGGCTTTTCTGTGCCATAGCGCACGCTCCTTGTGCGGTAAATTTAAGTATTCAGCATATAATGCTTAATTTCTTGTATAGCAGATTCCATAATCATATCGAATTGCGACTTCAAAACATCACGCGGCAATACCTCACGTTTATGATATTCATTAATCTCTGTTTTAATTTCGATATTTAATTCAATTAAATCATTATTGAATGGCTCAACAAATTGTTCTGGTTTAATACTGACGATAATATGATTTATTTGTTTATGTTGATTTTCCATTATTCACGTCCTTATGTTTAATGTTTTATACTGCTTTTCACTCGCGGCTTTCTAAAATGTTCAATCTCACTTACACCTGTCCAACCAACCGCCAGGACACGAAACGCATCCGCGCCATGGCTGGCCCAGTTATGTGTAGGCGCATCACGGAACCGCTTAAATTTATCGTCCCATTGTCTTTCATAGCCCATTAATACCTCAATCCCGTATTCCGCCTGACTACTATCAAAAGTGCAAGTTGGTATTAAAGCGCGCACGGCTTCAATACCATCATCACGGGATAACTTCGGAACTACAATAAAATCTATACCGTGCTCCATGGCCAGCTCAAGCCGGGTTACGCCAGTGCCGTAATCCCTCACGGTAATATCATGCGGAGCTAAATGTTCAATGTAATTATAGGGCTTACTCAGCACATAGCGAACATGCTCAGTTAGTGGGATATTCCTTTCCTCATAATACTCAATAATGCGGGGGCTACCACCAATGTTCTGCACAAACCAAATGCTTGTTGCATCACTGATGCCTAAGTCCCATGCGGTAATTACTGGATACCGTGGATCATAGGGATAGTGACCGATACTGGAAGGATGGCGCGCGCGTAAGGCCTCAATTAAATCACCGTAGTAACTGCCCATCACGCCAGCGTCAAAGGAATTATAAAATTCCTGTCTTACCATTTCCGGCGGCATACCGGCATCAATCTCGGCTTGAATATCCTTTTGCGTGATAACCGGGCTGCCATCTTCCCGCTTGCTTTCTTCCACATTAATGTTGGAATAGAACCAATCGTTATTGCCTTTCTCGACTTCTTTTTTTGCGATTTTATAAAGCTCATAGCCATGGTTATGGCCGCGCGGTGTATAGATGAATATGGCCCAGCCCTGATTTTCCACAAGAATTGGTCTGAAGTAATGCCATGCTTGCGGGTCTTGCAAGGAAAATTCCGAGAATACAATTCCCCGTGGATTTGTCCCCATCCATGAATCATACGCATCACTGCCCCCTAACTGAATTGTAGAACCGTTGATCAGCTCCACCAGCATTTCAGAGTTGTATTTCTTGCGGATAATTTCTTGCGGGATATGGTCAATAAAGCGCATTCCATCCGCGCCAATACCGTGCCAGATAATTTTGCGGGCCTGCGTTTGTTCCGGCAACATATAGAGATAGTTGCCAACTTCTTCCATGCCCTTAGCCGTGACTAGATTGATACTGGTTTTATCTTTACCAGCGCGGCGATGCCAAACCAACAAAAAACGTTTTGAGGGATTTTGTTCTATTCCAAACTGATGCGGAAACGCTGCTTGCCATAGCGGCAATTGATATTCGCGCGGCGAATACATATAAGGCAGAACAACACTATCCGCCTCATCTTGCCAATCATCAAGTAGGGTCTGATCCATTATTACCTTCCGTGGTAACTTCAATAACGGGCTTCACTGCCACTGGTGGAGTATCGAATTCAAGAATCACTTTCGGCGCACGCTCGCGCTTGTTGTCCCTGTCCATGTTCTTGATATTCACAAGCATCTGCAAGGCCTTGAGTTTGTCATGTCCTTTTAAGGTGTAGTTAATCCCATCCATGCCTTCCGTGATCTGATATTCCTTAATCGCTGCCCTGGCATGGGCTGGGATTTCAGTCAGATTCTTCGGCACACCGTCAGGATGAAAAGCATCCAGGGGGTCAAAAAAAGCAGTTGCGGCAATCTCAGCCAGGATACGTTCCTCACGAATATCCAGTTTTTTTCGTAGTTGCATCCGGTAGAATTCAACGCGCTCGACAATTCTCTCCTGGCCGGACAATTTTAAGGCTTCCCGGCGCATATTCGGATCGGTGCCTAATTCTCGGTAGCTCGCGCCCTTCCAGGCCTTGAGCAAATCGTTTTCCAGGGCCAGGAGGCGGCAAAATGTTTCCTCCTGGTCAGTAACGGTATATTCAAATTCGATTAATTCAGAATCCATTCCTGGCCTGCTTGGGTAGTGGCAATCGTCATGACCTTGAGCCGGTTGTTTGCTGTCATCTGGTTGACATCCAACAAGCCCATATCTTTAAGCTCTCGTACAATTTTGAGCGTAATTTCTTTATTCAGACGTAAGCGGCGATAGATATCGCGCACCGTAACAGGCCTGTCCTGGCCATGCTCATAACGTGCAACGGCTTCCAGGATAGCAACCTGCAAAGGATTTAATGATAGGGGAATTGTAAGCGCTGACGCTTCCTGCATCGGTTCCGGTATCCATACCGTTAAGAATTAAACTTAGTCTAGCACAAATGCTGACGTGGTGATTGTCAACCTTATCTGCTAAGATTGTCAACCTTATCGAATTTTAACCAGGAGGTGTGCCATGACGATGTAAATTACATAGGAGTAAATCGTCATGGCCCGTGGAAAAGATGGCGGCGCGCCGAAAGGTGGCAAGAAAAACCGCAAACACGGACGCAACAAAAAATGGTGTACATTGTATGAAAAGCTGGGAACACGGCAAAAGAATAAAGCCAAACGCCTAGCTCGCCATTTACTGCGTCATCCCTTCGATAAACAAGCGCGTAAAGCGCAATAAACCAAGGCCCGCTATTTGCGGGCCTTTTTCTTACTTTTCTCCAAAAATTTAATATCCGGTTCCTCACCATTCAAGGCGGCATATTCCAACTCTACCCGTAGTGAGCCAATAATTTTACCAGCGACATTGGTTAGCATCTTGGCTTGATCAGCATCTACTTTATTGGCTTTCACATTGTCATACATGGTTGCCAGTTCATCACGTAGGGCTTCAATATCTTTCATTCTTCATTCCCAAATAAATAGCGTTGTAATTTAATATGTAAGCGGGTCGCTTCAATCAGTTCATCTGGCACGACTGTTTCCTTATCCAGTCCCAGCCGGTTACGCACATAGCCATCTGACAAATCTTCCCGGTAACGATCTGTGCAAGCCTTTTGATTCTCGCGCTGACGTTCCCGGTATTCCAGCACTCTATCCGGATTCTTTTCGCGCCACTGGTTGTTATATACTCGCTTGCGCTCGGCCTGTTCCGGATCACCATGGACACGCGCATTATTTTCAGCATAGAAACACGCCTTGCATTTCTTGCGGCGTAATATGCGGCCTGTCTTGCCTTTATACTTCGGGAATTGTGTATAGTGTTTTTCAGCATGGCACTTGCTGCATTCCCTGACAACTGGGCCGCGCTCGGCATTACTGAAATCATATTCATCTTTCATAATAAAAAAGGCCAGCTTGCGCTGGCCATAATGGTTAGAAGTGGAACCGTGCGCCAAGTGCAAAAGCGCTCGGCTCAAAATCTTCATCCGTTCCCTCAAAATCCAAGCCAACATTATACAGCTTGTAATCCAAGAAAAACTCTAAATCGCCTGAGCTATCCACGGCATAGGCCAGACCTAAACCCAGGCCAAAGCCGATACCGGAATCACTGCTGCTGCCAGAAATAGAGAAGCCGGTTTCATCAGCCAATGTAGCGCTGATTTCACGATCCGCATACGCCAGACCACCACGGATAGAACCGCTAAACCGATCAGTAAAGTTCTTTTTGCCTACTGCCCAAACCGTAAAGGTAGATGCCTCATACTCATAGGACTCAGAAATAAATGCGCCACCACCCAAGTCAGTGTAGTGACTGCCATTTACATTGCTCATAAGCAAGTATTCCAGCTCAACATCAAGATGCTGATTCGGCGTATGGAACCCGAAAATAAAACTGGTACCGCCAGTATCTTCATCCTGAATTGCCTTGTCACCAAACAGTGACACATTGATATTTGAATCAAGATTCATATCAATGGCATTGTATGCAATACCGGCATAGTAGTTACTTGCTTGTACGGATGTAGCAAACATAAGTGCTGCGATAATTGTTACTATTTTATGCATTGGTCTCTTTACCTCGTCGTTGAAAAACTGTTTATCTTACGCCATAAGCCGATTTAGTCATTTCAAATATATGCTTCCATGACCATTGATCCATTACCAATTGTCTAAAATCGCGGTCTTCCAGAACAAAAGTTTCGCCAACTTCCATTTCAACCATCTTGATAACGCTATCGTAATCATCAGTATGGCTTTCCGGCACTGATGGCATAGTCAAATCCGGAATCTTCCCCTTACTTAGAAGGTCATAGCCTTCTTCAAACTTGACCGTTAATGTTTCCAGATAATTATCCATAATCTTTTTATATTCATCTTCATGCTGCTTACGATTATTTTTCAATGCTGCAAGCAATTCATTTTTATCCACTGTTACGTCTTTCATATTCCCTCTCCAATGTTCTTTTTAATTTTCTTAAAACAGACAAACCGGCACTACCAAAACCCATACTGATTGCGCCGGTTATCGTAAAACCTAAAAACCCAAGTTTATATATGATTGCAGAATCCAATACCCATAAGCCAAAGAAACACATGAACGCAAATACCAAAAATCCATGATAAAAAAAGTTATCCCATTCCTTAAAGAAACTGGCTTTTTTATTCATGTGCTGCATGTAACTTTGTAGTTCTTCATCAGTCACGTTTAGGGCGCTCCTTCTTTTCAGCTTCCATCAATTCAATATAAACTTTTATCTGTGCACTTCTGGCGCATGTTCTGCAATATGGATGTGACGGAATATCCGGATCAATTACTGGCCAGAATACTTCGGCCTGCTCGCCACAAACAACGCACTTGCAATCCTTTGCATAAATTTTGTCAGTCACGCTGCAAATCCTTAAAACTTCTCGCTTGTCTTCTTGGTTTATGTTGGTTAAGAATTTCATCACAGTTATCTGCGGCTTGTCGGTAAATTTCCGCCCATTCTCTGCCGCGTGCCACCTTAAGACTGCCAAGGTTTTCTTGTGGCCATAGCGCACGTTCTGCTGATAGCCGGTAAATTATGGCAGTATCGCGTAACCACTTTAATGCTATTACTAGGTCATCACGTTCAACTAAAAAATCAAACCTTGTTTGTTCCGCGTTTTCAGTCAATGCACTTCCTCAAGGTCGCTATTTCATCATTCAGCTTTTTAACTTCTATCGCGTAATCATCAATTACCGTTTTGTTATGGTCATTGACTTCATACATCTGCGCCCATGCAATGTTAATTGTGCGATAAGAGTTAATCAGGGCCTGAATGTCACAGGCAACGGATAGATTAGCATCCGGGTCATCACACTCAACTTGTAGTGCCAGTTTGTCTTCCAGTCGGCGGATTACCGCATTGATATCGGCTGCATTTTCATCCATGAATCCAGCTCCTTTTTTGCATCGTTAACTGATGTAGCGACCATGCGCGCTGTTTCTTTAACAGACTTCGATTCGCCATAACAAAGCCAGATCGTGTTATGTATGATTTCAGCCGTGTTCCTGCGTCTGTCTTCCGGTAACGGTTCATCTATCAATGTGTCTGCAAGGCGCGTGACTCTGTGTTGATAAATCTTGAATCTAATTCCGTTTAGCCAATTAATCATTAATTCCTTCCTTAATTAGATGACTGACAGGCACAGCTTGATTAAAAATAGCACTTACCCCCATAACTTTGAAGGCTATCATGGTCAAGCCGCAGTCATGCCCATCAGTCAAAACAAAGAAGCCAGCAAACCAAGCTATCACTCAACATCGGGTTGGGATGTAAATGCTAAAGCGCTTGATTCGCTGGCTAAACAAAATGGCCGATACTGACTGCTTATGCATAGGATGTGGGATATGGAATTTATGCATAATCAGTAATACCAATATCGGCCAAAACTAAAAAGAGCCAGCCCGTCAGAGGGAACCAACGAACCAGCCAAACAGGGGCCAGTAAGAACGGGACTAGAAATCAGCCTAGACCGTACTGCTACCTTACTGGCCTGCCAGGGAAGCCCACCGGGTCAGGATAAGCCTCACTAACAATGTCACTATAGCACAGCTTGCTGACATGGTGAACTAGAGGGAGTTAAATTCTGTGCCTGGGATGCCTCCCGCCTCCCGCAATCGCGTTTTCCGGGGGTACCCCCTCCGTTTTTTTGTTCTGCAAGTGATTGATTTTTCACTGAATCAGCCCGTCTTAAATCTTACAGGTTTAATGATTACCATTGTTTACAGTGACTTACAGCTAGTAGGCAGTGCTACAGCACTCAAGGGACATCTAGACCAGGGAGACCAGGACAAAATGATCCAGGTCGGCGGCTGAATAGCCAATAAATGCGCGCCCACTAAATGCATCCAGCCCATAATAGCTTTTAACTATCACTGGCCACTATTGATAGAAAATAGCTATCAGTTCACGCATACCTTTATATAGTCCAAACGTGACCAAGATCACACAATTAAACCTGTATTTATGCACTTTTATTGCTTGTTTTGGGTGTTTAACTCCCTATAATTATAAGAGTTGAGACCATAACCAAGAGGCAAAGACAATGGACGGAATGATGATAGTTATACTTGTATGGTGCATCGCTGGCGGCATAGCTGGCCATGCAATTATTTTTTCACGCTACATTTGGGAATAATCCCGCTAATTAAAAGAGGTTGAGACCATGAGCAAACCAGAAACAGGTTTAATAGTTGACGTTTACCGCGATCAATATGATGGGACTAATGGCGGCATATCATCTAAATATGAGCGCTTTGTTTTATTAGGTGTTGACGCGCCTTTTACACCGGACGATATGACACCGGCACTTAAGATTGTTAAGCGCTTTTTATTTGGTCGTGATTACTATCATTTAGAGCCGATTGATCCATGCCCATCTAATCAAGTGGGCTATATGTTCGGCGGTAATTTTGCGTATTCATCGGACAGCCGTTTTCCTAATGATTACCCGCTACCAATACATGATCGCTCTGAAACTCAAGAGCAATACGATACCTTAAGCCGTTAATGTTCCACTTATGGCCATTAGAAATAGTGGCCATAGTTGGCAATATTGCCAGATTAAAAGAGGTTGAGACCATGACTAAACAAGTATTTTATGATTCGAGTGTTACCCGTACTAACAAGGTATTTTTTGATCCTTGTGGCGATGCTATCGGCTTATGCATCCAGGATAATATGCTATCCAATGGTGTAGGCCATTATTCCGGTAAAACTTTGGAAGATTTCCAGCACGATCACCCGCTAATGATGATCGTTGACGTGGATCAAGCTATTGCATGGATTGAAGATTATTACAGGACGGAACCGGAAGAAATCACGGAAAGTTATTTTGATTTTTCGCTTGAAGTATTGCCGCCGATACAATGGATCACGCGCACGCGCTGCGAGTCCTTCAAAATGTCCGAACGTTTAACCGGTAATATTACCGGCATTTATGCCAGAGTTGGCAACCGTTTTTTTTCTTTTAATGATTCTATCAAGCTAGACCATGATGCAATTATTCATAAGGTAAAACATAGCGCAGCATTCAAAAACAAGCGCAAACAGTAAACCATTAAAGCCCGTTTATGATAGCGGGCTTTTGTGGCAATACTGCCAGACTAGAAAAAAGGTTGAGACCATGATCTATGATATCAAGACAAAACACCACGGAGAGCAAGCGCTAGCACTTGTATGCTTGCAAGTATTATCACTGATTGAAAAGCATTATAAACCGTTTGACGGCCAGCGCGGCCAGATTCAGGACGGCTCAAGCGCTAAATTCATCAAAGTTACAAAGGCATTCCAGCAAGATTGTGAAAAACTCACGGATGCGCGCATATGGGTTAAAAATGATGCCTATTCAGTCAGCATTAACATTGATATACATACACCGAACCCGGACAACGTGAGTTGTAGCTATTACAAGGAATACATCTACATAGGCGAGTATAAATCCTTAGAGAATTTCCAGCGCTCGCAAGATTTTAGTTATAGCTTTGACAAGTCAGCCACGACAAAACGCCTTAATCGTATATTAAAAACAACGGTAAAAGACATTGAAACCGCTAAAGATAAAATAAAAAAACTAGATGATGAAATAGACAAGGCGCGCAGTTCAATCCCGCATACTTTTAGAGATTGCTTGCCAAATTAAAATCCCCTTAATGGCCATTAGAAATAGTGGCCATTGTGGGTTATTTTACCCGGCACTATTCAAGGTTGAGACCATGATCAGTATTCAAGAGCAAGCAAATCACGCAGCGCAAGCTATACGCGCGCAAGGCACAAAAACCCTGTATTTATTCCCACTTAAAAAACGCATGAACGCGCAGTCTAATGAGTTTAGGCTAGCGTTATTCTGCAATCTGCTAACCACTGGTCGCCACTATGGCGAGAGCGAGCAAGGCACGTTAGACAGGCTAACCAGGGATATCCAGGGCGCGGGCTATACAATCCAGGAAGTTGATCCGGATGAATACGTTAAAAAGGATTATATCCAGGAAATAAAACGCCAAACAGCCAAAACGCCTACCAGGATCGCAGCATAGAAAGCCCTTAAAGCCCATTATTCCCTAGTGGATTAGTGGGCTTTGTGGGCAATTCTGCCTGAATTTAGCTAAACTAGATAAGAGGTTGAGACCATGCATAGACAATCAATAGAACATCATGATCAGCAAATGCTACGTGGTACGCATATCATCCACAATTTAATGCGACCACTTAGCGCACGCCTTGAAACTCGCAAACATTGCGGGCCTTATTATGGCAGTCCTGCATACGCTGGCATTGATAACAGTCGATTTTTTTATCTTGATTCTGATTTTATGCCTTCCCTGCGTTGGCAATGGGCCGATGATGTTGTCAGTCTTAACCATACAGGCTGGTACAGCGATGATGATGGCATAGCAGAAACTATTCGCGGAATTGTTATGCGTTTACCCCATGAGCGCGGTTTTATTGCGGGCTGGTCAATGGGTGAAAGCATGGCAAGCGAGATTGAGATCAGTATCTACCCTGACCAGGAAAGCGCAGCTTATGCCGCCGATACCATGGCGGAACATGCCGCCGAACGTCAGCGCGACTATGAAAGGGAGCAAGCCCTAGAATTAAACTTTGACGATTGATCCAGGCTGTAATAGCTTAAAGTAAGTCCTTTATACGCATTCTTTTGAGTGCGTATAGTGGGCTTGACTGCCTACACTGCCACTAGTCTTGCACTGGTGGCGTTTTGCTGTCCTGAATTTAGCGACTTATATTGGAGGTTGAGACTATGCATATAATATCTGAAATAAAATCCAATGGCGTGACACATATCACTGAAAACTGGCCAAGCTGGGACGCTGTTATAGATGATTTAGCCGTATTAACGAAATTAAACTATACAGCCTATGCCACGGTCATGCATCGCAGGTACGTCATTGTAATCATCAAGCGAGCTAAGGTTAAACCCGCTTTATCCTGCGTTTAGCGGCTTGTATTACAACATCAGGGATTATCTGCTTGGCTTGCGGATAGTCCCTGATTATCTTTAACAAATCCCTACAATCAAACTGTTTACACCGTACCGGCGCACGATCATGAATAGTGCAGCCTGTTTTTCTATCCAGGTAAACACAATCCCCATTTTCTTTATGTGCCAGGACGCGCTTGCCCCTGTATTCCTCAGTAATATAATCCGTTTCATCATCACCAAGTTCAGGCTGTAAATAAATCGCATCCCACTTACAACATTCATGGCACGCACCGCAAGGCACCCGCTTGAATTTAGCTACTTTTTCCGCTTTGAGTTTCAAACTTTGCCGTCATGTTTACGAAAAATTTTTTCATCATCGTTTTCTAACACTTTATCCATGAAAACCTGAAAATTATGGTCAACCCTTTCCAAGTATCGTTTCTGCAATCCAGCCATCCTGCTCAATTCTTCACCATCAGCAGTTACAGAATAGGCTATTGGTAACAATATCTCATGCAGTCTGGCAGATAGCGCACCGATTATTGCAGCTCCATCCCGCATTTCATTCTTTGATCCTTCAAACTTAATCCCTGGTTCACCAGTATCTTCATCATCATGGATTACATAACCCAACTTGCCTAACACCATAAAAAAAAGCACTCGGCCTGTTTCGTTTAATTCTTCTTCACGTTCAGTTAATTTATTTGTCATGGTCTCAACCTCACTCACTCTAGTTATTCATTAATTTCAGACATAGTTGCAGCTATTGTTTATGCCCAGTGTTGACTGTGATTATTACTGATGTTGGCTAGGAAACGGCTGGCTCGGAGCAAAGCAGGAACAAGCCCTTAGCCATTACTAAAGGTTGCTCCGCTTGCCCGAGCCAGGATGCCAGCTTAGGTATCCGTATGGTCGTCACATTGTTCCGCTACTATGCAGACAAGCAACACGCAGTCGCTTGCCCTGTCTCGGCTTCCGGAACTTAGCAGCAGCCTTGCGCTATGAGACAGCCCATTCCTAACGCATAAGACACTGGCCGGAACGGTTCTCCCAAATATAACCAGTGAATCTAACCATTAAAGCGTATCTACAGCGTGCTGGCAAGTCTCAAGAATATGTTCGAAATCATCATTCTTAAAACAGCCAAGATAAATATATCTCCCTAAATTGCTGTAATTAATATTACCCAGGCCTGCATCCCTGCGATAAGTAAATAAACACAGGGATGGACGGTAATACATATGAATCAGCCCTTTCCTGTTTGCCAAGTAAGCATCTATTGCAAAATCTTTTACAAAATTATTAAGTTCCTTGGCTTGCATATTCATGCCTCAGTTGCGCCCATAGCTGCGCTTTGTCCAGATGCGGATCACGGTTGTAACGTTTGATCGTAATGGGAATAACCATATCCGGATTTGGAAACTTGGTTATATCTTTATCACTGCTCACGCTGGCCATAAAAATGGTGCGCCGGTATCGTCGCTGTTCATTCTTCTGACCATGATGCAACACAACACGATCTACATTGCGTGCCAGGAAGTCACGATTGCGTCCCAAGTGTTCCAAATCCAGCCAAGCTAGGTTGTTAAATTCAACCAGCCAATAGCGCATTACAAACTTAATCCATTCCATCGTGACGTGATTGCGTTGCATCGGCCATGCTTCACCAGTGGCAATCCAATCCGCTTGACAGGCTTCCGGTACCAAATCCAGGAGCCAAAGGGTCTTTCCGCATCCACTTGGGCCAAATAACACCAGGAGAGCTGAGTTCCGCGCGCCTTGTGGCTGATATAAGGCATCCAGTGCCTGCAATAGCCAGCGGCGGAGATTAGCTCCTGCTTCGTCTGATGGCATATTAGCCAGCTCTAATTGTTTCAGGAAAGCATCAAACCGATCCAGGCCATCCCAGGCCTGCGCGTCTAGCCAATCCCGTACCGGATGATAATCGTGTCCTGGTTCCTGGCCGTAACGGATCGTATATTCCCTTATCAATGGCGCGGTTATTCGGAGATCGGTTTGCGCTGCCCTGGAAACAATCTCGCTGACATCCATGCCATCGCCAATAATGGCATTGGATTGTCGCCGCCCTGGCCAGACAATATCCAGACTGCCGGTCATTAAGTTTGATTGGATTTCAATATGGTACATCTTGAGTAATACACAGAAATTTTCATAAGTAGGATGCAGCCGACATACGCCACCTTTGGTAATCGTATAGTGTGGCCAGGGAATGCCCTGAGATTGTTTGGCCTGTACTGCAACATCATACAAATCATGCAGCACATTAACGGTTTGATTTGTTTTCTTGGCCAGCTTGGATAAAACCGTATTCACTTGATACGGATGCATCCCTTGCAGCTCGGCCAGGGCATCTATAACCCTGTGCGCATCCATCGGTTCGCGCACCTTAGCAATCATGCTGCGCAATTCTGCGTTTATTGACCTTGGCTGATACGCTGATAACTTGGCTTCAAGTTGAGTATTACCATGTAAGCGCAACTCCCTGGCTAAATGATGAACGGTTAGCCCATGGTCAGGTCTGATCCGGTTCCATCTATCCCGGATTTGCGGAATGCTTTGACGTAAGTTTTCACAACCACCAGCCCAAACTACAAAGGCATCCAAGCCTGTCCCAGCCGTAGCATGATGGCAACTGTCCATCAAATCCAACATAGCTTGTTGCGCACTGGGAGAACGAATAAACTTATCCACGTCAATGCTGCGCAGATAGTTGGCCAGCTCATTACTACTCAATACACCGTAAAGATTCTGCCCGTAAATCGCTTTCTTCTGATGCTGCATTTTTGGTTATCCTTAAGACTACCGATCCTGTCCCTCGCTGTATCTCACGCCGCTTAATGTGGAGATCATTCACTAAATAGTCATCATCCCAAATCCGCGCATGAGTTAACGCATCCAGGACACACTTGCTGTAATTATCAATGTCACGTTTGCGCCGGTCTGGCGGAAATAAATGCATTTCTACTTTGACCGGCTGATTAATAATTTCATGCACCGGCTTTTGTTTGCGGATTGTCCTGATTGCTTCCGTGCGATAATGGCGGCCTTCCATGGATATCAAGGTTCGTTGCCGCAAGCCGCGCTTAGTTTTCAAAATGACATGCCGCCAGTAATGATTAACAGATGGCGGCCAGGGCAATAACAGAATCATTGATAGTTCAACTTTTTAAGCATCTTCGGCGTACTTGCCGGTAATATCTGATGCTCATGCCCGCGCTCAATGACTTTTTCTACACTACTACGCTGATCGGCCACATTCTTGCCGCGACATTTCACATAGAACGTATAGAGCATGTCCCGGCGATGGCGATTAAGCGGAAAACCATAGATGAAACGCACGCCGACAGTTGGATTATGTTTGTTGCCAAAATGCGGAACAAACGGTTCACACTGTTCCAGGGATTCGAGCTGTGCCGGTAATGAGTCGTAATAGAGTTGAGAAACAGGATGCCAGGGACAATGCTTCAAATGAATATTGGCCGCCAGTTCTGCTGCTTTGGGAAATAACTTTTTAATCTTGCGTATATTCCCCTTGTAAACCCGTGTTCGCGTCCAACCATCGCAATTTGGTAAAACACAAAACGTGTCAGTATAAAGTTTAGCTATTGTCTTATAGGTCGGCTCAAGGTTCCCGGCTTTGACTTCTTCTGCAATTAACTGTGCAACTTTCTCAACGGAGTTTAGCTGTTTGGACATTGTTGGATTCCTTTTGCAAAGCTTGTTTGAAATTGGATGCAGTTGTAATCAAATCATCCAGGGCAACAATCACGGCATGAATAGCAGATTCAGACATGAAATCTTTATTTGCTATCATTTCATTCAGCTCCTTGCCAAGTCTGACATTAGGGCTAAATATGCTGTGAAGTTGCTTCGCTTTTCTACTTGCAAAGTGGGAAATATCTGGCGGTACAGGGCTTGTCGCTGTCCCTGCTTGCCGCGCATTCAGTGCGACACTTGAGGCATCTATACTGCCTGCTCCATCTTCATAGGCTTTCTTAATCGCTTTACCGACACGCTTTACATCTCGTTTAACATCTATATCTTGTTTGTTTTCCTTTTTAGCCAGATTTGCAGTCTGCCGCATTTGTGAGGCCATTTCCTCGGCTTTGCGAATTGACAGATTTTCAAAATCTTTATGATTAGCAAAGCCCTGTTCAATTGCTTCCAGGGCCATAAAAACCATTTTCATCCGGCGCGTATCACGATGGCCCCAACCAAGGAATTGCGCAATTTGCTCACGGCTATAGCTAACCCGTGGCCCGTGGGCCTCAGGTTCCTTGCCGCATATCGCGGATGGTGCAAATGCTAATTGACTAGGAGGCGTATTAACTGAAAATGGCGGCAATTCGATTTCGCCATCAGCATAAGCCTGTAATACAGTCAGTACCGTTTCAATACTGACATCGGCATTGCTGCCCCATTCGCCAATATTTTCATCCGCCATGGCTTGAATCATTTGCGCATTAGTCAGATTGCGCACGATGATATTAACTTCTGTGTCTTGCGCGTACAGTTCCTTCAAAGCAATCAACCGATGATGGCCATGCGCAAGTTCAACTTTATCACCGGCTTTACGTCCAACAATATTCTCCCAAAAGGTTGTCCGATTGAATGACTCTTTCAGTGCGTCAACTTTTTTGCGACTGATCGGGTAATGTTCGAACTTCCGGTAGGGATTTGGCAATATGTTCTTTATTTTGACTTTCATGTTAATTTTCCTTTCGCCAGTTTATCCAATTCCAACAACATATTTTGCAATGCTTCTGTAATTGATTGGCCACGTCCTGTAGCAATTAAACTTTGTCCTCCATCCTTGCCGCTAGGTGGTGTAAATGCATCCGCCATGTATGAACGTGAATGCACTTCATGTATCTTGGCCGGATCGGCTGGCGCACAATTAATGCTTAACCAATAACCGTCACCTAACACTTGCTCAACCATTTCTGTGATCATGTTTCATCCTTGAACGCTTTAATGCCTTTCTTGAAATACATCGAAAGATAATATCGTTTTTGAAATGACCTTTATCAAACATTTCGCCATAATGCAGACGATTAAAAATCCAACTGCGATAATAGACATACGCCATTCGTGAAATATCAAACTGTTTATAAATCATGTTCCATGTGAAACAAAATTAGGTGGGCCGTCCCTGGCCCGTTATGTCTTCCCTGACATCCTCAACCATGTCCTTAAACCAGTAACACCGTTTATGAAGGGGCCAAACCTTGCCGATAATGCAATGACCATTACCCACTTCATGACTGCCACGGCAGAACATGCATTCCCAGCACCGTTTACCTGACTCGCTGAAACCGTAGCGACTGTCAAAAGTTTTATGTACTGGCCAAGGGTCAAGGTCTGGCCGCTGTTCGTATTGCCATTTAAGCCGATCAAATCCCATGCGTGCCGATATCTATGCTGATCAGCACACGCATTAATTAAAAGGGATATCGTCATCGAAAGGCGGATGGTCGCCAGGAGCACTTTTGAAGGTAGGCGCAGCCCGCCCATCGACTGTTTGCTCCAACGGAGGTTGAGACCTTTGAGGCTGGGCCGATGTTTGGATAGCGGGCTGCTGTCCTAATTGTACTGGACGCACACGGATTCCGCCAGTGATCTTCCCACCAAAAAAGATGGTCGGATCATCATAAAGACAGATTTGCTTGCCAATCCATTGATCCGTGTCATCGGTTCCCATGATCTGAGTAATAATTTCGGCATTGGTTTTGTTGCAAGTCATGCCGCGATCTGATTCATGGAAATAAATAACCGGCTTTTGATCTGCCGGGTCTTTATTGCCGCCAACATCCTCAACCTTGACATCCTTAATCGTCAGATTGACTCCGTTCCCTACATCTTCCTTTTTTAGATAACTTGACGGAAAGGCTTGTCCAATTCTCATTAGTGTTTTGCTCCTTTGAGTAATTCACTGGTACTGACCCAGCCCCAGTTCCTGATTTGTAAATACCATTGCCCCGCATCCAGCCCCATGCCTTCAACGTCACACAAATTCACATCGGCTTTTTCAGCAATAGCCAGTAATAGATCAAATCGCTGCTGATTCATTAATAATTTCTCCATGGGGCAAGTACCCAGTTTCATGCACTTCTACAATATGCTTGGCATCATCCAGACTTTTGAACACGCCTAGCAGTTCACGCCGATGCCATGCAGAGTACGCAACGATACCCCGCACCCAGGATCGGCTAATCTTGTAATCACGGTAATAAATGTAATATTTATCGCCTTTCTGCCACTGCATAACTTACCTTCCATGGTTAATGCGTTATTCATTTACTGCACCGCGCATTAAAAATTCCCAGTTAACATCCGGTCTGAAATCTGAATAGGTCACTTGGTTGTCACAGATTTCCACCAGCTTCCGCACATACTTTTTTGGCACTCCTTCACGTTTCCAGTAACTGACGGTTTGCGGAGCAACGCCAACACGATCCGCCAATTCCTTTTGGCTACCGCAAATGATGGATGCGGCCTGTAGTGCGTCCTTTGGTTCCATATAAATTGCTCCAAAAATATCTAGATTTATGTTTCAATTGTTTTATAGAACGAGATAAAACTAGCGGCAAGGGGATTCAAGGCGTATCCAAATTATTTCAATGTGTAGTCATGACGATGACAACTTTTTCTTAACTAACCTGGATTAATAGGCAAAAAAAATCCTGCACTAAGGCAGGATAAAGGGACTTGCTAAATTGTAAAAGTGTGATCAAGTTATCATTTTGCTAATAGCCTCTAAAAACTCAGAACGTTTGTAAAAATTGCAGCGACCTATTCGATATGCCTTCAATCTTAATCGCCCCGTACTGATGTAATGGTAAAATGTGTCAACACGGATATTTAGATATTCCGCACAATCGCCAGATGACATCCTTTGGTCTGTATCCCACCATTCCAAAATCCAATGATGGTAATCTGTAGTCGCTGCTGCATTATCCATATATGCCCCTTTTAGGTGTTTATCTCCGAGGTTTTTAACTCCTTATCGTACAATATTGTACAAATGTCAACCAATTTATCCTACTTAACTCGTACCAGGGCCGGGGCTGGTGGGCGATCTGCGTATTTAAGCATGGTATTCACTACCCGTTCACTTGCGATTTTCAGGTTATCCTCGGCAAGTTCACTGACAGCCGCCGCAACCGCATAATTAATATATTTGTCAGTCACGGATTGACTTGGCACGGTATGATTCATCAGGATTTTAATTGTGCGTTCATCAATACCCAGGCCGCTAGCAAAGCTGGCAAACGTGCGGCGTAAGTCATGGAAGATAATGCGATACCCAAATTGTTTTTCCAGGGCATTCATAACGGATCGGCCTTCACTGCTAATGCCAACAAAAACATGGCCCTTTTTGCCACTGTCATTCCGGCGCAATAATAATGTCCTGGCAATGTATTCCGGCAAAGGCAATTCAACTGTTTTACTATTCTTGGTATTATCCAAACGGAAATAACCACTTTTGAAATCAATCTTGTCCCAGGTTAGTTTTTTGCGCAGCTCGCCAGACCGGCAACCTGTGAATAACAGGAACAAAGCATATTCCCGATCTATGGGATTCACTAAACCATCCAGGACATTGAATAATTGCGCTAAGTCTTTTGGCATGAGCGCATTACCGCGCACCTTGTAACCTGTCCATAGACCTTCATCCCGCAATCGCTTTGCCGGGTTGTCGGTAAACAAGCGTTCACTGCCAAAACGATACCGGCGCGCAAAAGTAAAATATGCCTGCAAATGTCTTAACGCTGTTGTGATTTTTTTGCCCTGTTCTGTAATGGCATCCAGGATCACTTGCTCTGTGATATCCGCGAAAGGCCGATCCATGTAATCCTTAAAACAGCGCGGGACATGAGAGCGATAACAATAAGCGGATGATTCTTTTAATTCGACACTCTGTTCCTTGAAATGAATATAATCCTCAATGACCTTCCGCAAAGTGAGATTGGCAATCCGCTTATCCCGGTCATTGTACTTTTGAAATTCACCCGTGCGCGGGCCTTTGCTTTTATGCTCGGCAGGGTTTTTCCCTTCTTTCAACTGGGTCTTGATTCGCTTGGCTGCCTTGCGCCCTTCCGTTACCGTCATTAGCCGGTTGCCATGGGTATTCCGGTAATAGCCACCTTCAACCATGAACCGGCGCGTGCGACCTTCAAAGCGACCTACATGCATAAAGGTCACGGTATTCTTTTTGGTTATCTGCACGCCAAAGCCAGTTTGCTCCGTGTCGCGCAAATAAAGTACACCGTCTTCTGGCGGCTCAAATTTGTCCAAAAACTCGCTAGTAATGTGAACGTGTAAAGTGCTGCTACTCATGGCCTCAACCTCCATAGTCATTCAAATGGGTTTGAACTATTTTGATTTACTCATAGTTCCTTGTATAAGATTGTAGAAGGTAGAAAACAGGAAATCAAGATATTTTGCACTAAAGATTTTCGCAAGGGGTGCAATGGCGTATATAGCACCTTTTCAGAATCATTCTGAAATCATTCTGTAATCAAGTTGAGGTAATGAGTTCTACAGGAAAATACAGTAATTACTTGTTTTTATTGTACAAAACACTACAAGCTAAACTGTAGTGCATTGTTTCTATAAGAGGTGGTTTGTATCTCTACGATTTAATTTTGCTGCTTGAAGGTTGTTGTAAGTCATTGTTAAGACTCCTGTTTCGAATATTGGAGGGCTTTTCGCCCTCCATAGCATCTATATAGCACTTTCCCTGGAATTAACCGATCCGGATATGCAACATGATAACGCTAAGGGTTAAACAAATTAATGCCGCAACCAGGGCCAGGGCAAATCCGGTTAAGGCATAGCCCAGGATAAAAGCCAGGGCAAATCCAATTGAAATAGGTGATAGAATGCTCAAAATCCAGTTCAAATCAATGTTTTCATCCATGAAATTAACTCCCTTTTATTGTATGGTTAGAATATCCACATAAATCTGTACTGCATAGTATGGACTTGGATATTCAAATACGTTACTTTTATTAAGCCTTTACAAGGATTGGAGAAAATTATGGCAAAGTCAAATCAGGCTAGAAATGTCACTCGAATTTCAGGGGAATGGATATGCAGAGATTTGGAAGGCTGGCGCGTTTCTGTGCCTTGCCAGGGAGGACATAAATACTTTCCTTTCGCTGAATATGGCGGCAGCGCAAAGTCGTTAAACGCGGCCAGGGGCTTTCATAGAGCAATGCTGATCCAGCTCGAAAAAGACCGGGCTTATGAAAAGAAGCATGGTGAAAAACCACATAGGGAGGTTTTGAATTCACGCAATCGTAGCGGCTATCGGAATATTGCCGTTATGTATATGCCTAACCTGGAAGGTCGGCCAAATGTCGTTTATACCGTGTACTGGAATAAAAACCGTATTCAGCATAGTAAGCGATTTTCAAGTCACGAATACAAACATGCTTCTTATGCACTAGAAGCAGCAATTGAATTTAGGGATGAACTATTTGGTAGAAAAGGAATGAAAAGACGTTGAACTATCCATATCGCTCCTGGTTCGCCAGGAGCCTAACTTAAGAGGTTGAGACCATGAATAAAGGTGGTGGATTACAAGAAAGAATCGTTGCCATGATGAAAGAAAAGGGAAGTCAAAATACATTATGGACACGGGAAGAAGTTATGGCGGAATTGAATTTGGAAAAGACCCAGGCCGAGAACGCACTTTATAATGCTTTTCGCAAACCTAACAATCCTCTATTACATCGCCATAAGGAAAAAGATGCAGACGGCAATGCTCGTTATGCTTTGCACATCAAGGAAGAAAATCGAGATATTTATACGCCATCTAAAGGCAAAGGAACTAAGAATCCAGTTATTCGGGGGCTTAAAAAAAGCAGGAAAAAATCACGGCTACCAACCGCTAAAGAATTGCGTAAAATGTTCTCTGAGGCGCAAAATCATATGGCAATTTTAGAAGATGCTGTCTTAGCTGTAACAGAGCGATACGAAGAAATCGACAAAGCAGCGACTAAACTAAAAGACCTATACGAATAATAATAGGCAATAACCAAATGGGACTTAATCATGAACCGCACTTACCAATTAACTTTGGATACTTTCGGCGTGCATCCTAGATTTAACATCGCTGTTAAACTTTGTGTTCTGATATTAAAGCATCCGCCCTATTTACCTTTGCACAAAGCCGCACCGATCTTGGATATTTCTATTTCTTACGTGGAACAAATTACTCGAAATCTACGTGAGAATAAGATCGTGGCTTCTCAGCGCGGCCCTGGTGGTGGTATTTATCTGTTATATGATCCAAAAAACCTCACCCTGGCCAAAATCCTGGATGCAATGTCTGCAACCCCTAGAAATTCTATGGATAAAATCATTCGAGGCTATCTAGATAACTGCTTAGATAATATAAGCCTTTGGGAGGTATGGCAAAAAACTAAATAAGTGCAACTTGCACAACTTTTACACAACTTGGATTTTTTAATATAGACACTTGATTTAGGGAGATTAAAACCCTATAGTTAAATACCCTAAGCCCATTGTGGTTTAGAGTGTATCTAACTATGGAGGTTGAGGCATGAAAACAATGACTGCTAGTCAGTTCCGGAAAGTAAGGGAGGATGTTCTAGAAATGACACGCCGAGAATTCGCAAAAAAGTTTGGCTTTACGCCAAGGCATGTACGCGATCTCGAACAAGGCATAAAGAGAATCACACAAAAGAATACAATGCTCATGACCCTGGCTAGAGTTGCCAAGGAAAATGATCTTGTTGATTTTGAGAGATTGTGAGGTGGTTATGAAATATTTAATCAGTAGTCTTGTTGTAATCGGCTTGTTAGTAATCGGCATCGTTATAGATGGTCGCATTGATCAGGTTAACAAAGTAGCCACTAATGTTCCGTATGGTTATGGCTATTGCCTGTACAAAACTGGCGGCAACATTAGCGATTGTTCTGTTGTTGCATGGCGGCGTTTGACGGATAAGGAATATAAGCAGTGCATGAAAGACACAACTTATCCGGCAGCCTGTCTTAACCAGGAGGACGTTATTGAATCGTAGCGGCCTGAATTTAGCTAACTACAAGGGGGCATTTGCCCCCTTTTTATTTACACTTCCCGGTAGTTGCATCATATTCGTACCCTTCACCATAACAAGCTGCACGTTTTTGTGAAGCCTGTCGTTTGGTCAACTTTTTCTTGGCACCTTCTGCCATGCCACTACCTAGCGGCACATCTTCCGGTTTACGTTTCTTAGCGGCCATTAGTATTTCCTCTTTTTCTTCCGTGGTTTGTGAGTGCCTTTAACCTTGCCCTTGTTCTGGCTGGCATAAAATACATCCTCACCCTTTTCCTTGCCATATTCCTTTTCCATGGCCTTTTTAATCTTCTTGCCCTTTGCGGTCAGTGGCATTTCCTTTACCTCCTGCTTTATCATAAACGTGAATACCGTGCTGGTCATGTTCATCCATATCAGAATCACAATTAATATAGATCGTACATCCGGATAACATAATCATGAACGCTAGTATTAATAATTTCACTACAAATTATAGATAACGCAGTTGTCAAATTCATCATTGGAAGTAGACCCGTATGTAGTCACGCCAAAGCCTGTTCCTGCCGCATGAGCCGTAACAGTGCCTTGCAATACCTGAACGCCATCTATAAAGCAAGTTATTGTGCTACCCTTGCAGACAGCCTTAAGCCTGTAAGTCTGGCCAGTTGTAAAAGTAAATGAACCGCTTACATCAGTTGCGACTGTACCAGCCGTCCATGTAACAATTTCAATTGCACTTTCCGGGCCTCGATACCGGAATGATAACGTGTTGCCATCAGATACACTGCGCATCATCAGGCCGCCGCGCCTACCAGTAACATAACGCATGTCTATTTCAATGGATGCATCTGCACCGGCTGCATTGGCTATTGCACCTTCTGCCGACAAACTTATGCGCAATGAATTGCTTTGAATTGTTAATGCGCTAGTAGGCGGGCCAGCGTCTGCGGTTCGCAATATCCATGGGCCGCCCTTATCCGGCGTATGATTTTGCAGCAAAACACCATTGGTATCTGTGAACGTATCGACTAATGCAATAACGGTATCGCAATAATAACTAAACTGTAAATCATTTAATGTTTCTCCGACTGCCCCCTGCGCTTTTAGCCACGCAACATAACGATCATTGAATTGGCCAGCGGGTATT